AGGCGCCGGCTGGTGTGGCTGCGTTGTTGGCGTTTGAGCGTCATCACATGGATGGGCGTGGCTGGAATGCGATTGCGTATAATTGGTTGGTGGATGAGGCGGGTGTCATCTATGAGGGTCGTGGTGGGGGTGTCGTGGGTGGTGCGACGCGTGGTTGGAATAGTCGCACTGAGTCGATTTGTTTCACGCAGTGGGGTGGGGAGACTGTGCCTGAGGCGGCGAAGGTGTCGATCAGGTGGTTGGTGGACGACATTTCCCAGAGGTATGGGGGTGGTCTGTGGGTGAAGGCGCATCGGGATTTTGCGTCGACGTCGTGTCCTGGTGATGCTTTGTACCGATTCGTTGAGGCTGGGTGTGAGCCGTCGGTGGGGGATCCTTCCCGTATCGACTGGAACGCCATAGCAGCCTTTGTGAGCGCCTTGAGAGCGTCTGTGGAGGCCCACCCTCTCTCAAGGCGTCGGAGGAGCCGTGGGGTGCCTGTACGGGCCGCTCAGAGCCGTCTACGGGACCGTGGGTTCGACCCTGGTCCTGTCGATGGGGTTTATGGTAAGAAGACGCGGGATGCTGTGAAGGCGTTTCAGCGTTCGTTGGGTGTTTTGAAGGCGGATGGCGTGATCGGTGTCCGCACTTGGGACGCTTTGTTCTTTATGTAGAGAAAGAGGTATTGACATGCCGAAGGGCAAAGGTTACGACGAGTCAGGGATGCGGAGCAAGGCGAAGAAAGACGCCAAGTATCTGCGTACCACAAAGTTGGGGAACGCCAATCATGGCGGTCGCCCCTTCGGAAAGTAGGTTGTGATGCGTGACGGTACGACACCTGAGAAGGTGACAGCCGGCCAGGTTCTGGTCGGCGCTGTAAAGAGCGGCAAGGGAATCGGCCATGTGGGTTCTCCGTCGAAAGAGGGCGCACGCAGTGCGCTGCGCGGCTGATGGCACACGCAAAGGGCAAAGCGGCGAAGCGCAGCAGTGCGGCGAAGGCGATGTTGAAAAGACGCAAGCCCGCAAAGTATTGACATGCCGCTGCGAAGCGGGTCCAGCCGCAAAAGCATCGGCCACAACATCGGCAAACTGATAGCCGAAGGCTACCCACGCAAGCAGGCTGCCGCCATTGCCTATGGCAAGGCCGGCAAGCCGAGGAGGAAACCTAAATGAGTCCTGCATTACGAGACAAACTTGAACGGGCTGTAGCGACCTTCGCCGAAGCCTTCGTGGCTGTGTTCTGTGTCACGAACGTATCTTCTGTTGAGGCTGCTACCGCTGCCGGCGCCGCCGCTGTGTTAGCGTTACTCAAAGCCTGGTCGAAAGGCGTACTAAGTCAACGGAGTGGCTAATGGACGATTCCGCTTTGGAACAGCAGTGGACGGCATTCATGGAGGGGGGCGGCAACGTGCTGGAATCGGAGATCCACGAAACGATCAAGAAGACAGCGCATCTGCTGGACATGACAGACGGGACGCATGCGTCGTGGCATGACGGCCACCTCGGGGTGCTGCTCGTCTTCGACAGTTACGATGTTGCGTCGGTGCTGTCTGCATGGGAGGCCGCTGAGGGTGGCAACCTGATGGCGTTGACGCACATGATGGACTGGTTGAAGGGGTTCGTTCAGTTCGTCGACTACTGTGTGACGGAAGCGGATCCTGGTCCTGAGGATCAGTAGCGTCCGAGGTACGCCTTGACGGTTTCGTTATCGGCAAGGCTTTCCCGCATCGTGGCATAGATGGCGTCGCGTCGTCGTGCCAGTGTCGTCTTGGGGATGCCGACGACGATCGCTACGAAGCGGAGCGACAGGCGAGCGAACACCAGCATTTCGATGAGCCAACGGTCGTTGGCGGTCAGGTCGTCGAAGGTGTCGCAGACAAGGTTCTGCAATTCAACCTGTCCTTCTCTCGACATGGCAGGTTCCTCACCGATACCGGCCACCATGAGGGCTTCCAGGTCTGTGTCGGGCCGCGAGTACCAGTGGACGCGGGGGCCGTGAACAGCCAGCACGATGTCGGGGTCGGCTGGGCCGGCGCTTAGGGGCGCCCCGCACAGTGGATCAGTTCGTCTTGCTCCCTGTGGTGGGCTAGTCACTCCACGGGAGGAGAGAGGGGCGGATCTGGAAGTACGCTTTGCCTTCTCGGAAGTGGCCGACGGGGACTTGTTCCCGTTCGATCACGCGTTGCAGTTCCGACAGGTACAGAGCCACCCAGTCTTGACGCGGTGTCGACCAGACCCATACCAGCACAGGTAGCGTCTGATCCCACCAAGACAAGGCGATCAGTTTCTCCAGTTTGAACTTGAGGCCGTTTCTGCCCATGCCGACTGTTTCCACAAACTGTTGCGGCGATGCCTGTATGAAGTCGGGGGCGTAACGGATGTGGAGCGGCAGGTTCTGGATGCTGAACGGGGGCCGGTTGAATCCGAAACGTGCCACGTTGTCGTAACGGGACTCGAACTCGCCTTCGGCTTCGTCACCCATCGACGCCATGCGTTCCTCAAACGATTTCTCATGGAACGGGCCGCTCATTTCTTGGACCCCCTGACTCGGAGGATCTGTTTGTCGTCGGCGTAGGCGACACCGTTCAGAGCGTCCTCTACCGTTTTGAGATAGTTGGTGGTGTCGCCCTGCAGGGGCGACTGGTCGTCGTCGTCCAGGCTCTTGATGGTGATGACAGTGCGGTCAAGGTGGAACACGCACGACATCGATATAGGGCCATCAAAGTAGGGGCCGTTGTAGGCGGCAGCGATGACGGCTTCTGCGTCGGCTGTGCGTTTCGGTGTGTAGACCCGTTTCTGTCCGAAGCGGGGCCGGCCTTTCGCTATGGGGCGGGCGCGGACAGTGAACCTGTGATGCATGGAGGAGTCCAGTCAGGTAATGGCACCAGATTGGTGCAGTTGTTCCCGTTTGGCTCCCTCAAGGATGCTGCGGATCCGTACCTGCCGGTCAGATCGGTCAGCATATTTGTGCATTCTGTTGTCAAGTTTGTAAAGCAGTTCGATGACGGCGTCGTCTGTGAATCCTTGTCCTAGTAGTGATAGTGCGAAGGTGCAGAGTTGTCGGCTGCGATCAACCCAGGTATCTGCTTCCCAGATGTCGGCGGCGAGGCCGGTGAAGCGGTCGTCTGTGCGGGTGCGTTCCGACCGTTCTGCTGGTGCCGGCTCGGGGTCAGCGTAGAGGGGAAGAAGTTGGCGTATGGATGCGGGGTCAGCGGTCCTTACCCACGCATAGTTGATGTAGTCGTTGAGTTCCATCGGGGTGTCATCATCATCGATGCCGCATGTGCGTCCTGTCGCTGCGCCGTATGGGTATGGCAACCTGAGGCAGTTGCCGATCTGGTCTGCACGCAGATCGGTTTGCTTCGGGTACACCTCCTGGGTGGGAGCGTCGACGATGCGGCAGGCGCCTGTCATGGCGCGTCGGGCCAGCAGCGCCGACACTGGGTTCTTCAGGTACACCCAAACGTGGTAGCCCTTCGACTGGGATGCCTCAACGATGCCGAAGATCCCAAACTTGAACAGGAGTGCCTGCACGTTGCGTGCATGGATGAGGCTGGCGTCTCCGTCGTCCAAGTCGACGGCCATCCAATGTACCTGCCACATATTCTGGTGCTTGAACAACGGGTACACACCCAGCGTCTCCCCAGAGCCGTTCAAATGGCCCTGTACGGCGTCGACGTAGTCTCCGCCGTTGGCACGGCGTGCAACGTCGGTGCTGTCCGTCAGCGGCTTCACAGTGCCTCCTATGGGGCAACGAGCCAGGGCACCACCTCGGTGGAGGTGAGCAAACTTTTCGATCAGGGTCAGGTCATCCATCGACCGTCACGGGGGATGTCGGCATCAAGGTATTCACGAACCAGACCACACAACGGATCAATGAAGTAATCGATCGGCGGGTCAGTGATCTGACATGGCGGACGTTTGTTCTTGCACAGATCCAACGAGATAGAAACTGAATGGATGAGGCGCTCATCTTCCGACATCTTCGGCAGGTCACGTTTACGAAACACATTCAACTGCAGGATAGCGTACTCGTCGGCATTGAACTTGCCATCATCCATGCCCCGTGAAGCACCACGGGTGCTGGCCTTCCCCGACTGATGCACCAACCCGACCGGCATGTTCTCCTGCTCGGCCCACTCCTTGATACCTTTCAGCACCGTCGACACACCCTCGTAGCCGACGGCACGCGGCATCTGCTCCAAGAAATCAATCATCGTGAACAACGGACGCGCCTGCCAGTAGTCCTCACATTCGGCCAAAGCGACCGACATCTCAGGGAACGGCAACGCATACGGAAAGATCTTCACCCTGTCCAGCCAGGTCCGTTTGGCTTCTTCGATCTCGGATCGGTACGCACTGTCGCCCGACTTCAACGCTTCTTCCACTTCCGACAGGTCACGGTGATACAACAACGCATACAGTTTCGACACGACAAGAATCTCAGGCTCATCAGGCGTGAAGATGACAGCATGAAACTCAGGGTCAGCCTTCAGGTTCCGCGCTATCGATGACAGCAGCACCGCAGACTTGCCCGAATGGGCACGACCCGTAACCACCAGAACATCCGACGGCCACACGCCACGCATCTTGTCGTCAATGGCTTTCAAACCCAGGTAGTAGCGGGTTTCGCTGCCGGCGGCGTAGTCGACCCAACGGTCGACAGCGTCTCCCGTGGGTCGGAAGAAACGGTACTCGGTCGGAGTACCGACATCGACGCCGCCGAGGCGGGCGTCGATGTCGGCATCCGTGAGGGTGCGTGGGAGTTCCCCGTCATTATGGACATTGTGGGATTCACCCACGCAGAGCCTCAAAGGTGAAAGCCTGCAACTCGGCACGCCGCGCCTCCCACTGGAAGTCCACAGCGTCCGACTTGGCTTGACCACCAGCCTGATCCCACACCTTCATCGGCACATTGGAATCACCGAGGTTGACCCACAGCCCCACGTTGCGGGCGACACCGACACCGATCTGGTTCAGCGCCTCGGCAGTGATGGAGAAGTTCGGGAAGTTCTTCCCGCTCTGGTTCCTGTCGGTCGACCCGTCAGCATGCTCCTTGACCTCGTACACCTTGATGACGCCGCCGTTGCCATCAGACCACTCATGCGGATGGAACGCCAGGAGGTTCCACGCAGCCTGCTTCGTGTCAGACTCCTTGCCGACACAGAAGTCGACCCGTGGATACACCTTGGCACCCCCCGTCGGAGCAGCAGCCATCGACTGCGCCGTCGGCCCTACAGGCGCCGACGGCGGTGCCGCCGTAGCATGACCCTGAGTGGGCGCCGAGGGGGCGCTAGGTGGATCACGGTCAGGTCGGGCCACGCCGCCTTTGAGCGTCCGCATGATCACCCCCGACTCTGACAAGTCGAACTCCTGGCCGGCCTGCCTCAACACCTCCGCCTTGATGTCCTTGAACAGCCCTTCGGCTTCGACGAGGATCGACTCGTCGTCAAACGAGTCAGGGTAGGTGCGGGTGATGCTGAGTGTGTAGTCAGCCGTCTCGTATGGGGCTTCTGACACCTTCTGTGAGAAGGTGACGGAAACCTCTGTGGATGGTTCTGTCATGTTGTCTCCCTGTGTTACCACGGGTCAGAGCCAAGGTGTTTCCCTCGGCATTCACCAGCCTGCCACACGGGGCACCACTTCGGTGAGCAACCCCACCAGCCCCAACGCTTCGGCCAGACCTCCAGGTCAGACTGCAGCAACGCCGCAGCCGACCAGCACAAGTCCTTCAACGCTTCAGTATGTGCTTCAGTTCGTTCGATCTCTATCCTCTGCACCGCCCCGTCGACCAAAGCAACGAGGTTGAACGCCGTAGACCCGAACGCCGCACAATACACATGCGACTGTATGTCCCACCGCTTCTTCTCCCACGGCTCGTACTTGCGGCTCGGGTTCTTCCAGTCCCATATCGACCCATCTCTGTTGCGCCAGTCGGTGGTGCCCGTGATCACCAAACGCACCCCGTCCCGTTCATCCAACGTGAACCGAAACTCCTCCTCCACCCCGACAGGATCCAGCAACGGGCGCACTTCCTCAAACCAGGCGAACGCATTGTTGCGGGCTACCTCTATGACACGAACGTGGTCATCACGCCACACATCGATGTCGTCCACAGTGTTATGGAACTGGTCGTCTATGACACCCAGCATCAGATCGAACGTCGGATCCTCACCACGCATCATCGCAAGCCCCACATGCTCAATGGCGCTATGCACCAGATTGCCACGCAGCATGTCGGAACTCTCCTTCTGCGTAACCAACCCCATCCGATCCTGCCGCGCCCACTCAGGGCAATTTGACAATGTGTTCAACCAACTCTGGCGGATCGGGATCTCTATCATGTAGGCAGTGTACCTCTCGGGTGTGACACTGAGTCGGGGCCGACACCTCGGGAGCGTGAGATGCCGGCCCCTATCGTTCCGTTAGGGGGCACCCCCTGAAGGGGTGCCCCCACGTTACCGTCCCTACTTCACCCCTGTCAAGCACCCTCAGGATACAGGGCCAGGAGCCGACGCAACGTCACCCCGTGGATCCGCTCATGCGTCGCACGATTCATCATCGTGTGCGCCCTACCCCGCTGCACCCCCGACCGCCTAGCGATCTCAGCGCCGTTACCCAGGAGCAGGTTCTCGTCCAGCATGGCGTGCCGCCTAACCCACCCCACCGCCAGCAACACGGCCTCCGTGTTGCGGCTCACCTGCGTCGCATACTCCAGATCGAACGCGCCTCCACCACCGGCCTTTACCCTTTCTTCCAGAGTGGAAGCGAACGTTTCGGGGTCAACCAGAAGCGCCAGACGCAACCCATTCGCATCAATAAACACGGGATCTACCATAGGAATCTTTCCTTCTGCTCGTCCAGAGACAGCGACAATTCAATGATGTGTGTCGTCAACTCCTGAATCTTTACCTGCATTTCCAACAGGGTTTCCGCATCGAACCGCTGATGATTCGAAACGATGTGATTGAACGGCTCATACAACGCAATCATGCTGACCTGCGCTGCCCTCAACGACGCCGCCAGCCGGTCGTCCAGGGTTGTGTCCAGAAACTCACCCTGGGGTTCATTCGGTGTAGCCATCAATGGCCTCCTTCACTGTTGCGATCGTACCCAACGCATCGAAACGGATGCGCCACAACGCATCCGCATAGCGAACCTCGCCGTCACGATCTGCTTCCAACAACTCGTCATACAGGTCGTCGCAGATTTCCTGCAACCTGTCGATCGCAGCCTGCGTCCGCTTGAACTTCTCAGGTGTCATCTTCATCGTCGTCACCCCCCATGA